ATACATTTCTAACTTTTTGCGGAACAGAAGTGAGCGGAACAGAAGTCGCCATGGGTAATACTATACCATGGCGATAGAAATGAATTTATACAGCCTTGCGTACATTTGCCCTCCCGGGGGGTAAATAAATTCTCTTTTTGACCCCCGTTCCAGCGCCCCCCAGGGGGCTCGGCTGCTCCACGGCCGCGTGGCCGGCAGGCACTCTGGGCTGGGCGCCCAGACCGCCTTTCCCTGCGGGAGCGCTGCGCTCTTGTATGTACTTATTTATGAATCTTTGAACCCTAACGTTGACACATACGTCTGCTCCAAAAACACGTTGTTCGATTGTGCCGCATTCGAGTTTGTGGAGTTATTAAACCAACTTGGGTACCCCATACACAGAAATATACTCGAATTTGACGGAGCATTCGCAATTCGAGGAGGTGTAGGATTACCTGCTGTAGTGTCATCTGGAAACTGAAGAACCTTAGGAAGGTGTTTAGTTAGGTTCATACTATACTCGGCGTACCATGTGTGTGCATTAGCAATGCTCACCTGAGATGCTGCCGCACCGGTATTTTGTAAACCAGCATAGCGAAGAGTAATACGCCTACGCTGTAATACCATATAGTTTTGGGGAGATACACGCATACCCGAATTTATCGATATGCCCTGGTATCCAATAGTCCCACCTTCACCGGTGTCTAAAAGTTCCCCAAAATTGTTGAGACTGTACAAGGTCTCATAAGACTTAAGTCTCCTGTGCTGAAGCACATATAAATCAACTGTGAAATCTGCTGGTGTAAACAGATTCACATTAGCCAGTTTAACACGCAACTGTCCTTTTACGGTTAAACTTACAGGTCGGATCTTTGTCCCAATACGATTGTAATCCCCCGTGCCTTCCAACACTTGAGGGATTAACCTGAGAATATCAGTCTCATTAATCGCTATCGACTGATTTTGAACTGCCCAACCAGATGTAGAAAAAAATCCAGTGGAACGAGTGGTAACTGTACCATCATTCACACCCTGGTACCAGGCAGTATATTTGGTTTCCGCATCGCTACGAGCGATGGCTTTTATAGCACGTCTCAAAGGCTTTGAGACAACGGCTTTCTTAGGGGCGCGTCTGCGCCGGGGTTTCGTCGTCTTGCGGTTCTTCCTCCGAAACATCTTGTGGGTATAACCCTTCATTAGATTTAAATTCTATAGGTTTATCTTTCAATACATACGCTACAGAATTTATACGACGCTTTAAGGCGTCTCTACCATTTCCTATCCTATAGTAATGGTCTGGGTGCTTATTCGTTGTAATAAAAACTTTAGTCCAACGCGCACCCACATAACCACCTTTTACAGGTACTCTATACTTATATCTGTCTAATACTTTTAAAAACTCGCGATAAGGAATATCACCATCGTAATCATCTAATAGTATAGTGGCCTCGCCCTGATATCCGTCCCACCAAGCGCCGGAAGGCTTAGAATATACGTCCGGGAAGTTTTCCCAAACGTACCTGGTTTTACCGGAACCGGGAGAACCATACAACCAAGTTGTATGAACCTCACGATCTACTGGAGCAATGGATAAACTTTGTAGCCGTTCTAACGCGCGGATAGCCGGAAGAAGTTGAGGTTGATCCTGAATCACCTCAACTAATTGTTTGCCGGAAAGGACTGCTGCTGTCGCTGCAGTCCAGTCAGTTCTTTCGCCCTGCCTTGTGATTTCACCCCATTCGGTAAAATCACCATCTTTCTTACAGTAATCTGCTGCTTGTTTAGCAGTACCGCGCCTAACCTCAAAATGTCCCTTGCCAAATAATTTATGGAAGTTTGACCAACCTTTCCCCGTTGACCGGGGATTCTCAAACTCCGCATAGCACTGTAAATGTGGCGTTCCGCTTTCACCTACCTCTTTTCCAACTACCAAATACGTTGTCGTACCAGAATTGGCATCAAGATGCTGCCACTGGTCATGAGTCCAGTTATTAATAGTAAAACATACATTTCTAACTTTTTGCGGAACAGAAGTGAGCGGAACAGAAGTCGCCATGGGTAATACTATACCATGGCGATAGAAATGAATTTATACAGCCTTGCGTACATTTGCCCTCCCGGGGGG